CAGTTAGTTTACCATCAGGACCAGTCGTACCGATCCCGACGTTGCCATCTCGATCAATGCGCATCGCCTCTGCCATACTACCAGGATCTGCTTTTGTTTCAAAGGCTAATTCACCAGAGGGGTTACCACCAGCGTGATCAGCATATATTGCTGTTATTCTTGCAGCATCTATTAAGTCACCAGTTTGATTGGTAGATGAGTTTGATTGAAAAGATATTCTATTAAAATTATCATCTGTTTCATCATTATTTTGTAAAACTAAATCCCCTGTATTTGTACTAGCATCACCTGTAGAATAGACGGTAGCAGAGTCATCTCTAATTGTTAATTTTTGTGAAGGCCCATCTGTTCCAATCCCGACGTTGCCGTCGCCTTGTATACGCATTAAATTATTTGCGGCTTGAGTACCAATAGAAACAAAATCACTAGCAGTAGCTGCTTGTATATATATTTCACCGTCTGTTCTAGATGACCTATATGTTTCTGCATATATATTTGTAGCCGTAATTTCACCCGCAAAAGTCGCATTGTTTCCACTAGTAGTAATTGGAGAATCACCTAGTGTATCACCATCTGGCGTCCACATAGCAACGGTGTTTAAAGTACCTGATCCTGCTGGCACACCTGGTATGTCACCACCTAATACTTTAACAACATTACCAGAGTTGTCAGTACCAAGAATGTAAGTTGGAGTACCTGTCTGTCTAGTGCCAACATAGCCGTTAAATGTAATAATCCCATTAGTACCCGTTGAATCGTCTCCGCCACTAAGAGTCATAGCTACTTCACCACCCGGAACTAGTTTTATTTTATTTAAATCATTAGGAGAATCATATTCAGTTGCTATTGATAATGTGTTATCACCACCTTGATCATATGTTATACTAGCATTTTGAGTGCCACCTGAATTATCTTCAAATAGTATTTGTGCATTACCACCACCTGAATTTTTGACAAGTATTTGAGGCGCTGTATTAGAATCTACAACTAATTTTGCTGCTGTAGGACTAGTCGTCCCAATCCCGACGTTGCCGCCATAGGGGTTTATTAAAATATTACCCGAAGCTGTACCTGCATCGTTAACAACTTGAAGAACATAATCAGAATTCCCATTTGAGCCAAGTGCTAGTGTATTTGTAGCTGAGTTTCTACCTCTTATTCTAAAAGCATTATAACTACTATTACAGTTAGCTAAAGAAGCCATACTGTAAGCTATATTATTATAAAGGTACAGCCCTGCTTCGTTAGTAGTTGTAGAATATCCGTCTATTCTTAAATCTCCTGCTACATCTAATTTAGCGCTAGGACTAGTCGTACCTATACCTACGTTGCCGGTTGAATCAATACGCATTCTTTCTGTATCAACAGTAAAGAATTTCATATTACTACCTAATGAAACTGCTTTAATATCTAAGTCATCTCTGTCACTTGCGTTTAATTGTATTTTACCTCTTACAGTTCCAGCGTCTGTTAAATATAAATTATCTTCTACTAAAACATCACCCGCAAAAGCTGCGTTGCCTGTATTATCTAATGTTATTGCTAGTGTTTTTGTACCATCATATTCTGTAGTACCAATTTTACCATAAGGTACACTACCAGTTCTGCCGCCTTCAAAGTATATACCTCTATCATTTGAAGTTCCTAATCTAATAGTACCACCGCTTCCATCAGCATCAGATGAACCTTCAAATCTTGCGATCTCTGAAAGCGAGCCAGATGATCCAGTATTTTTAACGTGCAATTTTGTAGCAGTAGTATCAAAAGCATAAGGACTAGTCGTTCCAATCCCGACGTTGCCGGCTGAAGTGATACGCATTCTTTCAGTTTGTGAGCCAACTGTTGTTTGTGAAGAATGAAATGTAATACCGTTATACCCATCTATTCTAGTCGTAGAACTTGGAAAACTTACTCCAGCAGAATTGCTAGCAGAACCATTATATATTTTATTTCCAAAAATACTTAAATTGCCATTAACAGTTAGCTTATCAGTTGGTCCAGTAACCCCAATACCTACGTTGCCATCCATAGTTATTGTGCTCCCAGTATGTAACATTAACTGGTCCGCTGTATGATTGTAGCCAACCCAAGCTCTATTTAATTGAGCCGCATCACCAAACATCAAATAAGCGTCTGATGTACTATTAACCTGTATAATACTTCTTGTAGCTCCTTCTACAATTAACCCTACACTATTGTCATACCCAGCCCCGTTTGATGAGCCGGTCTTTGTGTGCAACTTAGCACCAGGCGTTTCCGTTCCAATACCTACCGTTCCGGCGAAATATCCGTTATTTAAAAATTTTAATGCCATGCATTATAAGTATTAGTTAATCTATACGTGCGAAAGAAGCACTTGGTAAGCGTCGTTTGCTATAGAGCCTGTAAACCCTACAGCTAAGCTAGCAGACCCACTTCTTGTAACGCAAGCATAAACAGTTTCATAAGGCGCTGCTCCTTCAGTTACTTCTACTTTAACATTTTCTGATAAAGCACCTGTTCCAAATAAACTAGCAGCCGCTAAATCTATAGTAAATGTTGTTACGCCTCCAGACTCTGCTCTTGAAGATGGCGCAGTATTATTTAAAGATTGTTTAGCGCCGTAAGGATTTCTTTGAGAGTTTAATTGTACCCAGCCAGAAGCTGTTACATCAAAGTTAGCTGAATCAAAACCTGATACACCTTTTTCAGTTGCACCGTCTGTTGCACCAGCACCTGCTACATTAGCATCTGCTAGAACAAAAGTATATTGAGTTGATGCTGGAGTTGATGATGCTGTGATTGATGCATTAGCAAATATAAAATCACCAACTTCTACTGAAACTGTAGCGTCACTAAAAGTTATATCACCATCGTGCGTTACTATAAAATAATCACCTTGATCTAAAGCTATATTAGAACCACCACTAATAACTGGAACACCAGGATCAGTAGTAGCATTGTAACCACCTTTAAATACACCAACGCCTGCAACTAGTAATTCTACTTGACCTAAATTAACACCGTCTGTAGAAGCTGTACCAGTTGCAACATTGGTAAGCTTATTGGTGTTCATATTAATTGGACTTGCAAAACTATTTGTTTCACCTGATTGGCTTTGAGTAATTATGCCTCCAACAGTTAAATCATCTACTATTGTAACATCGTCTGTTAAATCAATAGTGATCGCTCCAGTAGTAGATGGAGTTGATGGCCCTGATACATCTATTCTACCGGTTGTACCAGTAAAAGTAACTGTGGATTTTACACCAGAACCAGTACCGCCAGCTGTTAAAGATATTATACCTGTGGTTGGTGCACCAGGCGCAATTACACCTGCTGAGGTTGGTAACGTATATGTTTCGTTAGTGTCAGCTGGTAATGTGTATGTTTCAGTATCTACAGATGTTACATGGCCAGTTGCGTTTGTGCCAATAGCTTTAATAGCTACAATATCCCCGCCATAACCTGGGCTAGAGGCAGTTGGAGTATTTGTTCTAGTAGTTGCGTCGTGGTTAACAATAGGTATAGGCCCTGTTTGATTTGTAACGTTTATATAAGTACCACCTTGTACTTCGGTTATGTCACCTGAAATGGATTCCCATGCAGAACCGGTCCATACTTTTATAGTATCTAAAGTCGTGTTGTAATACAACTGACCATCTACACCTGTCCCAGCCGCTGTGTCGTTTGGTTGCGACTCAATTGCCGCTTTGATTAGTTGATTCTGATTAAGATCAACCGAGTTTAAAAAATTTATTGCCATGTTTTGTTAGTTTAAGTATGCTTTGCCAGAGAAGCCAGCAGAAAAGTTTAGTTGTACGTTATTGTTGTCTATATATGTTACTTCACCATTGATAATCACATTGTTATTATTGATTACAGACACTGAAGGAAATTTTCCTAAGTTATGTTGTATGTTCCAAGTAGTAGCAGGTATACCTTGTGTAAATACAAAGGTAGGCGCACCTTGCGAGGATAAAGTAAATACTGCAAAGTCATAGAACTTGTCAAGATCTAAAACCCCGTTACCAAAAAGGTTTGTTAGGTTTAATGTGTATGCAGTTCCGTTTAAAGTATAAGAGTCTATAGTATAGTGACCGAAGTTACTTATAGCATTTTGCTCACTTATAAGTATATTGTTACCTACTAAATATTCCATGAACTCTACAGTGTTTTGCCCGGACACATCAACGCTGGATATTTGCATTGTAGTTATAGCCGCTATATTGCTACCGTCAGCCGGTCCTGTGAAAGCACCGGATTCTATGGTATCTTTATATTTAAACACCATTTGAGCAGATATAGATATCTTACCCTTAATGTTTAAGTATTTGGCTACAGCTGCTGCTGTAAAGTTTCTAGTCTGTAGACCGGGAACTGAAGTACCTATCCATGAGTCATTATCAACTACATCGAGGTCTCTAGGATATGAACTTATTCTAGCCATGCGTTTTTATATTACTTGATATCTTACTGTTATAGAAACAAATCC